GTCGCAACCAGCTAGGACAGCCACTCATTTGAGTGTGATTTGATAAAGTAGGAAAGGGAACCGGGCAAAGCAAAGCAAGCAAGCCTTAGAAAACCCATCACGGAATACCCGTTCAATTCCGCGAAAAAAACCATTCACCGCGCGAGTGCCGTTCCTGGTGCCGGACTGGTCGCTTGGACACGCTGTATCTTGTATGTGATCCGGTTGAAATGCCGGCCAGCACGACCCGGAAAGCCGGTGCCTGATACTCAGCGAGTTATGACTTGCCTGATTCCGCATTAGAGCCGTTGTAACAAGTAGTGCAATACATAGTGCATGCAAAGGGGGGGAGGGGGTCAGAACCACCGGCCAGCCGTGAATACAATCCATCAGCCAGCCCTTCAAAAAATGAGCAAAGGGGCCTTAGGGGTTCCCGTGTGTGATATGCTGTGTGTATGAGAAAGCCTCGTATTGGTGATGTGATTCGTGTTGAGTTTTGGGATCACTGTGAGGGTGGTTCCACGTTGTTGAGGTGTTGTGTATATGGTGAGTGTCGTGGTTTTTATGATGACCGGATATTGGTATGTGGTTGGAGTGGTATGGGGTGTGTGGATGACGAGACGGTGTGGGTGATAGCGCGAGGTTTGGTTGAGGGTATTAGGGTATTGAAGTGAGGGTTGCTCTTGGTTTCGATAGGTTGTTTGACTTGGATGGGGGTTCGATTCCCCCGCGGTCCAGATAGTTATTGACACTTGCTGTGATTGGTATAGAAGTGTGGTATGAATCCTGACGATGAGTTGCTGTATTCTCGCTCTTACATTGAGGGTTTGGAGAGTCGTGTTGCTGATGCTGAGGAGTTGTATGCGTCGATTGAGGCTAGGCGTTCGGCTTTGGAGATACTGTTGGTAGAGGCTAGGGAGGTTGCGGTGATGAATCGTAATGAGCGTGTGAGTGGTGATGCTTACGAGTGTGGCAGGGATGTGGCACCGTTGCCGTGGGAGATGCTGGTTGATGATTTGGAGGTAGCGGAGGTGAGTGATTCGATTGAGTTGGCGGTTGTGCCGTGGTCTAGTGAGGAGGACGAGTTATGAACAGCCAGGAGAATGCGTTGGCGTCCATGTTGTTGGAGGAGATCAAGGATTGTGCTAGGGCGATGCCGGAGAAGGCGCGTGAGTTGAGTGAGGCGTATAAGACGTTGTGTGCGGCTTACGAGATTCGTGTTCGGGCTGAGAATGTAGAGCGTCCTTAGATTGGTTGGATGAAGCGACCAGCAAAAAATGCTGACGAAATGGATTGCTTTTACAGCCGGGACAAGCATAAGTATTTGCAGCGACCCGGTGTGGCCAAGAAGATCAAGCAGAGGGCACGTCGTAGGGAGCGCAGAGAAAGCAAGCAACATGACGATTGAGGATCTACAAAGCAGAGTTGGGGGCGTAACTGGGATTCCGTGGCACATTGCGGCTACGAACAGGAGGACGCCTAGTGTGGTTCGTGCGAGGTGGGTAATGCTTTACTGCTTGGAGAGCTTATTTCCTTGGATGAGCAATCAAGAGATGGCTAGGGCTGTGAATCGAACGTGTCACGGGACTGCGATGCACGGGTTGAAGCAGGCCCATGAACTTTACTTTACCGACAAGTCTTTTCGTGAGCAGATTGACGCGGTGTTGGATTCAAAGTAAAACCAGTAATGAACGTGCCTGAGGGCAAGCCCAACCTTATTCGCTGCGATTGTTGCCATGAGCAGGTGGTCTTTCGGGAGGCGCTTTACGACTGCGAGCTGCAAGAGTTTGTTTGCGGTGACTGTGCGCTGGATTTGAATGCTGGCGGCTGGGCATTGTTTGATGCCGGCTACGATGGTTGCGCTGGCAAGAAGATTATGGAGATGCCCGACAGACAGTGGTATGAAGGTTGGAACCTCTAATCCTTAGTGGATGGGTTGACATTAGGCTGTCAAACGTGGTAAGTGTCTGCCATGTCAAGAGGAGAAAGTTACAACCTTCAAGGACAAGCGGGTGGTGACGCACTCACATCAACGGAAGGCTCGACCACTGGTAAGTGGCGCGTCATCCAGATTGTGAGCGATGCCGTCTTTACCGACCTTGTGACCGGAAACAACGGCCCGATTAGCACCATCGCCAACCTAGAGGGTATCACCCACCTTGCTGGAACCACCTTGTTTGGTGAGTTTACCACGATTCACGTGGCGAGCGGTGTGGTTATTGCCTACAAATAAGCCAGATGTCAAAATACCGTTCATACGGTAGTCTTGACGACCGACCGCTTGTCGATGGTGACACTGGTTTCATCGGGATTAACCAGCGAGAGCAACCGAACCAGTTAAAACCTGGCGAGGTTGTTCTGAGCAAAAATGGTCGCATTGACGGGTATTGGCAACCGCGTAGGGGTATTACCTTAAAAAGCGGTGCGTTGTCCACAAGTGACCTGCCGCTTGAGGTAAACTTCGGTATAATTTCTACACCTATTGCAATTAGCACGGCCAGTCGGTCGAGCAATGTGGTGACTATCAACTTAGCCTCTGGACATAACCTTGATGCTGGTTTTGTCGGGCATATTACGATTGGCGATCCAGACAACGCCACGGTTCCGCTTGCCGGGACAGACGATGTGGTGGCTGGCTCCTACGAGATGACCTACGTGGATGCGGATACGCTGACGTTTGCACATACTGGGGTTGACGAAACTCTGACGCCTGACGGCACGTATGGCTTTGTGGCGACGACCATTGATAGCGGGGCGGTAAGCCAGATCAACGGAAGCTGTGTGTTCAGCGACCCAGCCAACGATTCTGAGGAAAGCGTATTCTTGGCGACCAATAATGACTGTAAAAAGGTTGCTCTCTCGGATTACTCAATTACGAGCATCCCGTATCCCACTACGGGCACATTGAGTGGTAGCGTTGATTTGATTCAGGCATTTGACCGCATTTACCTATTCAGAAATGGGAGCCGAGCATGGGAGTTTATCCCCAACGGCAGGAATATCCAAGCTGCAACCTACACAAGTGCTAGTGGGATTGTCCAGGTGACATTGAGGGATCACGGATTTACGGCTGGAGACACCGTGACCACGGAAAATATTACGTTTGCCACGACAGACCCAAATGGAACGCACACAGTTACCACGATTGTTGACGAGAACAATTTTCAATATGTAATTGCTACTGGTGGCGGGGATGAAACCTACACAGCCTATACTGGCAAGGCCACATCTGCTGGCTTCTCGTTGGTTCCTGCTGGCGCATACACTCAGCCGCAGGCTTTTCGAATTACCGGGGCGCACTACGGAGTCAGCGAAAACTTGGTTCGATTCAACATAGCTGGCAACACCACCATTAGAGAGGGCAGCTATATTACGATTGATTACACCAGCGTCACTGAATTACAGCCCCTTGTTGGTGGCAGATACGCGGTAGTCGAAGCCACCAGCACCGATATTTATTTCTATGCGCCTGTCGCCAACATTACCTACGGAACTGGATCAGCCAGCGAGGATGTTGATTTTAGCGGCAATGTCAGCGTAAATGGCGGCTTTCTCCATATGCCTGCTCCGCCTTGGGGTGTTTACTTCCAGCGCAGGTTGTGGTGTCCGTATTACTACACTCCAGGCGGAACGGGAACCAGCCCGACATACACAGACAAAGAAATTCGTGACGAGATTTGTGCGAGCGACATTCTGGACGGAAACACATTTGATTCTATTTCCTCGCAGTTTCGCATTACGGCAGGCACGGCTGATTACCTAGTCGGGATGCACCCGTTCTATGACGACAACATGGTAGTGTTCAACCGCAACAGCTTGCACTTGATTAAAGGAACACAGGGTTCTTTAGCCGATACAATCGTGCGGGAACTTACCCGTGAGGTTGGGTGCTTGGCACGCAAAAGCATTGTTTCACAGGGCAACAATGTGTTTTTCCTGTCTGATAATGGGGTGTATGGTCTGAGCTTTATTGATGAATACAACCTTCGTGGTGTAGAGCGACCACTTAGCGAGAAGATTCAACCGTATATTGACAGGATCAACAAGACGAGAGCGCAGGATTCAGTGGCGACATATTTCAACAACCGCTACTACTTGGCTGTGCCGCTTGATTCTGCGGTGGGTGCTAACGATGCCAAGGGCAACAACACGGTGCTGATTTACAATATGCTAAACCAAGGATGGGAAAGCATTGACACTTACGGCTCTGGTGACTTTTTCGTGGACGACTTTATTATCGCTCAGGACGAGGAGCGCAACAACCTGTATATCATCAACTCTCAAGGTGGCTTGCATCTGTGCGATGACACTGATGAGGCGCGTGACATCTATTCTTTGAGTGTGACCGGCGAATCATCGCAGACGGGTATTGATTACCAGCTCACCACTCGCGGATATGGTTTTGATAACCTAGATCGCAAGAAGTTTAAGACTGGTCAAGTGCAGATGCGCTCGTCTAGGGACAATGCCAGCAACGTAGATTTCCGCTTTGCTTCAGAAGATCCAGACACAACTGACTACAAGGTGACTGATGTGGAATCATTGCTGGATACATCCATCGGTTTACCTGGTCAGCTTAATGCTGACGAGACTGGTAACTTTAGATTCAGACTCGGCAACCCGCGTGGAATCTACGGCACGTTGACAATCAAGAACAAACAAGTAGGATTGGTTTCACTAGGCAGACCCAAAATCACGTCTGTTAAGATGGATGCCGATACCACCAACAGGCAAACGCTAACTCAATACTAAGATGGCAGTTCTATCTAAGGGACA